GATTTTGAAATTGAAATAAATAAATTAATAAAAGATAAATTAGAGTTAGCATCTACTGGTACTGCTAGACCTAATTCAAGAAGTACACAAGATGGTGTTAATGATTCTTACAATGATTATTATAAAGTCAGATATGTTTACACTAAAGATACGTCTTTAAGTCAAGAGGGAGAGACTAGAGAATTTTGTAAATTAATGATGACATCAAAAAAAATATACAGAAAAGAGGATTTATTACAATTAACTAATAAGCCAGTTAATAGAGGATGGGGACCAAAAGGCGCTGCTACCTATTCTATTTGGCTTTACAAAGGTGGTGGAAATTGCCATCATTATTTCAAAAGAGTAATTTACAAAACTTCATTAAGAAATGCTAAGTCTAATATAAATGATAAACAAATAATATCAGATGCAAAAGCTATTAGTGAAGGTTTTACTTTAAGAAGAAATAGCGCTTTAGTAGCAAAAGCTCCAAAAACAATGAAAAATAACGGATTTTTAGAACCAAGATAATTATGGCATACGTTTTATTTATATCAGAACAAAAATTAAAAGACTCTACTGCAATTAACCTAAATGTAGATGTCGATATATTACTTCCATTTGTAAGGGAAGCGCAAAAACTCTATGTAGAAACTGCATTAGGGACTAATTTAACACAAAAGCTAAAAGATGAAATTACAGCAGGAACTTTAGCAGGTGCTTATAAAACTCTAGTAGACGAATACATTGGTGATATGTTGCCAGGTTACAGTCTTTACCACGCTTTACCTTATTTAAGATTTAAGGTAGAAAATGGTAATATATATTCCAAGACTTCAGAAACTGGAAATGCCCTTAGCACTTCAGAAGCGCAAGAATTTAGAGAGGAGGTTTTAAATACTGCAAGCTATTATAGAGAAAGACTTATAGATTATATTAGAAACAATATAAGTAGCTTTCCAGAATATTCTACTAACTCAGGTGCAGACGTTTCACCATCAATTGAAAACTACTACTCTAATATGAACCTAGAAAGACCAAGACAGGGAACTGAATTAACTTTAAGAGATTTTTTAAGCGCAGGAGAATAAATGAAAAAACACTACAAACCAAAACAAATAAATATAACTAAGCTAAAATCCTACTTGGATAAAAAGCCAAAGACAAAAACAAATGACAGACCTAAAAGACACACTACAAGTAGGGCTAGCTAATGGTTCAGCAATCGGTTTTAGTATTACCGAATGTAATGAAGTGCTAACGCTAGTTTCTTTAACATTAGCAATAGCTTTTACGATATATAAATTTATTAAATTTGAAAAGACTAAATAAATGGCTAATAAGGTTACTGCAAGAGCTTTTAAGCCATCTAAAAGAAAGCGTAAGGGGGTACACTCCAAAAACGCATCAAGAGCCCAAAATGCCTACAAAAAAAAATACAGAGGTCAGGGGCATTAATCTCTTAATTCTTAGGGATTCATTTACTGATGATTCTACTATTGGTGAGCTATTTGTTGACGGAGAAAGATTCTGTGATACTTTAGAACTACCATATAGAGAAAATAAAAAGAGTATATCTTGTATTCCAACTGGTAGTTATCCAGTAAGACTAAGACTAGCAAGAGAATCAGCGACTAGAAATTATTTGCATTTACTAGTACAAGAAGTAAAAGACAGGTCACATATATTATTTCATAGAGGAAATACGGCTAAAGACACTAAGGGCTGCATCCTAGTAGGACAGGGAAGCCAACATAATATTGTTCATAATTCTACTTTAGCTATGGATTTACTTATGAAAGAAATAATAAATTTGGGTGGCGAAAATATTAATTTAATAATCAAAAATAAATAATTATGAAAAATTATATCATCACAAAACTTCTTACATCAAAAAAGGTATGGTTAGGTATCAGTTCTATTGTAATACCTGTTATTGCTTCAGCACTCGGTGCAGATGAAGACGCAGTATCTAAAATTTGGTGGAGTTTATTAGCTATGCTTGGTGGACAATCATTCGCAGATTTTGGAAAATCCAACAAATAGATTTAGATTAAAGCCACGAGAAATAGTGGCACTACAAAAAATGAGGGAAACCGAGACTAGAAATATTCTAGTTATCGGTGACCTTCACGAACCATTTTGTCTTGATGGTTACTTGGAATTTTGCTTAGAGCAATACGAAACATACAATTGTAACCAAGTAATCTTTATTGGAGATATTTTGGATAATCACGCTTTTAGCTACCACGAGCCAGACCCTGATGGAATGTCAGCAGGGTTAGAGCTTGAAAAGACAATTGAAAAAGTTAGCAAATGGTATAATGAATTTCCTAATGCTGATGTGTGTATAGGAAATCACGATAGAATGGCTAGTCGTAAATCTATGACAGGCGGAATACCTAAAGCTTGGATAAAGCCTTATAATGAAGTCTTAGAGACTCCTAATTGGAATTGGGTAGAATCAATTGTGTATGATAGTGTACTCTATGAACACGGAGAAGGGGGGCAGGCACAAGCCAAAGCAAAGAACAACCTAATGTCTAGCGTATGTGGTCATACTCATACTGAAGCTTACTGTAAATGGTTTGTAGGTAAACGCTTTAGAGTCTTTGGAATGCAGGTCGGTTGTGGCGTGGATAGCTCCACTTATGCTGCTGCATACGCTAAGAACTTTAAAAAGCAAGCCATAGGTTGCTCAGTTGTACTAAATAATGGCACACTACCAATTAATCTTTTAATGCCTTTATGACAGAAAACGAAATGAAACAGAGAGTTTTTGTCTTTTATTTGCTTATTATATTAGTAATATTACTTCTCAATATATAACACTCCTTATCTAGCAATACCTTTCTTAACACTATAATTGTTAATAACTTTGTAAATAAAGTTGTTAATTATTGTGTGAATTAAAAAAAGCTTGTATATTTGCATCATAATAATTAACTAAAAACAAACAAAATGAGATTAACAAACAAAAACACAGGCAACAGTTTCAATCTAAGTCCTAAAGAAACAGCAGACTTCTTTTATGCTAAGAATGGTAATGGCGAATTTATTAACAGTAAAGATGATTATATTCTTAAAGATACTTGCAGAGAGGTTAGCACCTTTAAATTCTTTATAACTTGTATATCTTTGTTCGCTTTATGCTATGCAGCTTTATATTTATACTTACAATTTAACTACTAATTATGAAACTAGAATGCGATAGCTACCACTTTTATCCAAACGGATTGTACACTACAACTAGCAAATGGAATCGTCAATTCGGTTGTTATGATACAGACATAAAAGAATATTCAAAATCAATAAGAATCTTTGGAACTAGAAAGCAAATTGATGTAGCTTTTAAACATTACTCCGAAGTATCAGGGCTTAATATTGATGAAGCTTATGATTTTGAGGATAAAGATAAATTAAAAGAATATGCAAAACAATATAAAAATAAGGCATTAATAATAAACATAATATAAAATGAATACAGAAAAAATTAAAGAAATCTACTTAAAATACGGACTAGACCCAAAAGATGTTTTTAGGCATCAGCATTATGTAATATTAAAATTGAGCGCAATAGAAAAAATACAAGCACAAGAAGATATTGATTTTGATTTTGATGTACTAAAGTCAGAAAAAGATTTTGCGTCAGTAAAAGGATATGCAACAAAAGATAATAAAACAATTAGAACCACAGGCTCAGCCTTAAAAGGAGCTACATTTAAAGATGGTAATACTAACTCTCATTATCTATTAGAAATGGCAGAAAAAAGAGCATTTGCTAGGGCTACACTCAAAATTTTAAATTTGTATGAAATAGGATTTAAAGCAGAAGATGAAAGCGAAGATTTTAAAAAAAGTAATAACTAAATAAATAAATAAATTATGGAAGTAACAGGTAAATTAGAAGTAATCGGTAAGCTAAAAAAGTTTATCAAAGAATCAGGAACAAGTCAAGCAGGAAAAGAATGGAGTAAGCAAATTGCAATAGTTGAAACAGATGACAAATATAATCCAATTGTAGCAGTTTCAGCTTTTGGTGAAAAAGCAGAACAAATGAATAAGCTTCAAGTAGGAATGACAGTGGCAATTTTATGTAATGTTTATTCTAAAGAGTAT